ATATTGGGGATTTTTATGAAAAGGTAGCCAAATTGAATTGCGCTCGTATTGACCACGCAAGGAAGTTGGACTTACTAAGGAGAAAGGTAATGAAAGCTAGAGGCACTTCTGATAGATTACGATTATGAACAAGATAACGAAACAAATACTGTGGATAATAGCAGCCGTGATTCTGCTGGGTGTTGCCGGCAAGTGCGACCATGACGAACAGGTTATCTACAACATGCCTGACGATGTATATCAGGCATTGAAGAAAGAGTTAGGCAATCCCTCTGATGGTCAATTGGTGGATGAGTATATCAGGAACCGTGCCCATTGGGATAGTATAGGAAATAGTTTTGAATATTAAACAGTAACATTATGAAAGAATGGTTTACAGGCGTGGTAAGAGGTGCTTCAACCTTGCCTAATGGGAAGAGGAAAAAGGTAAGTGATACTTACCTGGTTGATGCCATGGGCTTCACGGAAGCCGAGAATGTATTGGTTAAGCATTGCTTCCCGCTGTATGGAGAAGCTAAGGTTATGACCTTGAAACGGGAAGTCATTGAAGAAGTATCCGGTTTCGATAAGGAACAATGGTGGAAGGTCGTAATCGGCATATCGGATATCACCCCGAAAGGTAAGGTGAAGATTCGCAGATATAACCACATAGTATCCGCCGATAACGTGTCTCAGGCTAAGGAAATCATCACAGAGCGGATGAAAGGGACTATAGGCGATTGGAAGATACTGAAGATAGAGGTTACCCGGTTCAAAGATATAATTATCCATTCCGACGGTAAATCCAAGGATGAATTACGATAAGTTTTAGTTTAGGTTTAGCCGTCTAACCTGTGAGGGCGAAGCGGCACAAGGGCGGTTAGCTCAGGGGTAGAGCGATGGCAGTTATCGAAGAGTTGTGTGTTTTTAATCTCTTTTCATGATATTGGTAGTTAAGTTTTTTTTCTTCGGCAAAGCTATAGGTCGCGAGTTCAAGTCTCGTACCGCCCACGCATTCAAACTGGATGCTATATAGGTTACTCATTTTATCCCGGTGTGGCTTGATTGCCTATCCGGGAACCATTAAAGCAAATAATTATGAAATTAAGAGAAATACCCATTCCTACCGGATGCACACGAGTATCCGTGGAGCAGGAGAATGACAAGATAGTTATCTTGTTTGAAAACAATAACAAGGAGTTTGTATTGGATTTGACCGGGGAAACCGAGTCCCCTCCTGAAATCGGAGACCTTGCAATATTCTGGAATGCCGGTAAGGAATACCTGGCTGTCATTGCACTGCTGGCAAACAAGGAATGGGTGCCGGAATCTGAAAAGTATCCTTATAAGGCAAGTAATGAAGAGTGGTATAGTCACGCAATCAGATTCCGTAATCTCTCTCAATTTGTAAAAATAATCAAACATAGATTTAGAAATGCTCAAAAAAACAAATAATGCATCTCTCAAGAGGACCGCAGACACCGAGTTTTCCCGATATATCAGGCTTCGCGATATGATACCGGGGACAACCGTATTCCGTTGCATCTCATGCGGGTTGATTAAGCCGATAAGTCAAGCTGACTGTGGTCATTACATCAATCGTCAGCACATGAGTACAAGGTACAACGAAATGAATTGCAACGCTCAATGCAGAAGCTGTAACCGGTTTGACGAGGGTAATATACAGGGATACCGAAGAGGGCTGATTAAAAAGTATGGCGAACAGAAGGTATTGTTGCTTGAATCAATAAAGAATGATTGTGTGAAGTATTCCGAAGCAGAATACCGGATATTGATTGCCGCTTATCGGTCAAGATATAAGAAGATATTAAAAGAAAGAAACTTGAGCTTATCATGTTTGACAAAATGATTTTCAAGGCAAAGATAGACACAGCCGATATAGATACCATTGTCCTTAAAAACTACCTGGAACAGTGTACCGAAGACGATGAGATCTATTACAAGTCTACGGCTTATGCGAATTTCGATGGTTGTTTCATCGAAATTCGGGGCGATACATTAAAGTGTAAGTGTTCTATCCACAAGTTATACAGCAGGGGGAAATCGGGCAAGCTGGACAACAGCCGCCCGATGACCTTCGGCCATGCCGGACGGACAATTAATGAGTTGCTCTTAAGGCTATGTGCGAAGATAGAGAATGTAATAGTGACATACTATGAGATAGGGGTGACGATGAAGATGTCCATGCCGGCAGATGCATACATCAGACAGGTGGAGGAAGCCGCCGGCCGGGTGTTGTGGAATGATGCCAATTACCCGGAATTCCGGCAAAAAACTACGGAGAAGAGCAAGTATTACCGCAAGGTGCTCAAGATCTACGACAAGAGTTTTGAAGCCGGGGAAAAGGGACGGAATGTGGGTGCCAATATCTTACGTATCGAGACCGTGTATAAACACCAATCAATACCGTTGGCGGAACTCCTTGATAATGCGTCCCTGAACAAAATCGGACGGATTTTTTACAAGGATTGGTCGGAGATGCAGTTCGTCAGGGAATTACAGCCGACAAAGGGTGTAAAGCTGTCCCAACTGGATAAAGCCAGGGAAATTCAGAGGATTGGCGTCACTCGATATAAGGAGAGATATAAGGCGTTGTTCCAAGCAGGGAAGTTGACGAAGAAGCAATGGGAAACCATCCGCGTGTTTGCCAACAACTGGCACAAAGAAAAGGATAAGTATATCGAAGAGATAGGTCCGCTTGAAGCAGAATTCAAGGAAAAATTGCTTGCGGGATTCCAATCAGGGTCGATTGCACCAATTAAGAAAAGAAGATAACTAATTGATAATCAATATTTTACATGATTTACAAAAAGCACCATAAGGTGCGGATATAAAATATTGGAAATCAATTGATTACGAATAAAAAGATATAAAATTAACAATTTACGGCAACTTGTCCTATACTGCCCGAAGGGTAGTCGGGACGACTTAAGAAGGCAGTAAAAAAATAAGGAGGATAAAAATGAATTGCGAAATAAAAGGAAGAATTACGGCAGACTTGGGAAAGAGAACAGGTGTGAAGGATGGTAAGGATTGGGAATGCCATGAGTATATCGTCACGGAGATGTTCCAATACGGAAAGAATATGAAGTTCTCAATATTCAGTTCTGATGGACCGATTAGCACTCCCCTGTCGATTGGTGATGATGTGACGGTGAAGTTTAACGTTACGGCAAGAGAACACCAGGGTAAATGGTATAATGACGTAAGAGCATGGAGTGTACAGGTAACAGGTCATCAGCAGTGACGATCTATTGGCAGACCGGGAACAGGGAAGCGATTAAGGCGATAGTTGACAGGTTTAATCTTCCGCGTTACATGTCGGTCAATCGGGAGACAAGATGCAGGATTAGTGATGATGATATGCCTCTCTTAATGGAATGTGAGAAAAAAGGATTAATCAAATTAAGAAACAAACAGGAATCATGAAAAGAGAATTAACACCTGAGAATATTCAGGAACTGAAAGAAAATCAAATATTCGTTTTTGGAAGCAACATGAACGGCAATCACGCCGGAGGTGCAGCTAGATTGGCAGTTGAGAAATTTGGCGCAATTATGGGGAAGGCAGAAGGAATACAAGGTCAGTCCTATGCCATTCCTACGCTGGACAAGGATATGCAGAAGGTAACTGAAGAAGAACTGCTGGTATTTTTAGAAAACTTCGGGAATTACGCTAACGAGCATCCGGAAAAGGAATTTCTTCTCACTGCCATTGGTACCGGGATAGCCGGATTTGACGCCAACTACATGGCGTACATGGTACTTAGGGCAAACCTGCCGGATAACGTTACCTTACCAAAGGAATTTGTCAAAATCAAAGGCTACAAAGGTTTTAACCCCGATTTGACATGTAGGGATTTTCAATACGAAGAAGGTAAGGACTATGAAGAAACAGGCGATATAAGAGCTTGCGGTAACGGATTTCACTTCTGCCTCCATCCGTTGGACGTGTTCAGTTACTATCCACCTGCCGAAGTTGGTATGAATAAGTTTCACGAGGTTGAGGGAACTGGCGATATGGACGTAGATACGGATGATACGAAAATTGCTTGCTCAAAAATCCACATAGGAGCGGAACTAAGTATTAAGAGTATTGTAGACGCAGCCGTTAAGTTTACGTTTGAAAAATGCAAGTGGAAGAAGGGTAAGTCAGCCACAGGCAACTATGGTGCAGCATCAGCCACAGGCAACTATGGTGCAGCATCAGCCACAGGCAACTATGGTGC